TGCTTTAAGTGCCGAACCACCTGTCGTAACTACATCTTCTAATATAGTAATTCTTGTCTTTACTTTTTTACCCTTAAAAAAATCATATTTTGGTGGTAATGGCCCTTCTACTTGTGATTCTGTTCCATGACCTTTCGGTTCTTTACGAATTATTAAACCACTCAATTTATGTCCACCAGCAGCAGCAAGACAACATGCTCCACTTACTAAAGGATCTGCTCCTAATGTCAAACCAGCAACCACATCATCATCTACATGTTGTAACATTAAATCACTGGTCATCCATAAACCATCACTACTCAAAATAACAGGTTTACAATTTACATAATGCTCACTCTTCTTACCTGATGATAATGTAAAATCTCCTTTCCTATAAGCATTCTTCTTTAATAATTTTAATAACTCTTCCCTCATACATCTCCTTCTTTTCTATTCTCAGAGAAGTGAACATCAAACTCACCACCAGGATATCTTGCTTTAAGTTTATCTACATTCATTTCAATAATTTCATTAAAGTCTGTATCAAGTGCCATACATGCCTGAGCAACATACCACATTATATCTCCAAGTTCTCTTTTCATATGAAAGATATTATCTTCATTAACTGGTTTACCTTGAAAGACTATTTTCTTTACTACTTCAGTAAACTCACCACCTTCAGCACATATACCAAGAGCAGCAGTTAATAAACGATGAATAGGAATACCATCATCACCAGTTTGTATCTCAAAGCATCTAGAATTAAATGGAATATAATCCTTTGATTCATTAGATGTAACTGCATCTACAAATTCAGTATATTTTTGGGTATCAACTTGTTTAGTCATTAGAATTTAAAATCACCGAAAGACTTTTTAGGTTTTTTCTCTTCATCATTATACTCTTCTTCTTGTCCACTGTCAAGAATATCACTCTGTGCAGATTGCTCCACATCATATAATCGCATCTTTGCTCTATCAATACCAACAACAAATCTCTTATTCATCGTTGGATCATTATATCTATTCTTTAATTGTTTAACCATTATCTGTCCCAACCCTTCCAACTCCTCAGTAGATATGAGAGCGAACATAAGGTCAGCAGTAGCAGGGAGTCCGAAAGATTCTGACGTGTCAGTAAGGTCAATATCGCTAGAGCCGAAACCAGAACGAGTAGTTTGAGTAGCACTAACAATTGGTAGATTACTCTCGACAGCCAATCCCCGAAGTTCCTCCGCAATCGCCTTGATGAACGAATAAGAATTGACATTACTTCCTGCCTTGTATCTTGAGGATGCACATATGTTTAGATAATCTATGAATATTATATCAGGTTTAAATGATTTCTTCAATGCAAGTTCTTGCAACAATGCCTTAAAGTGACCACTATGTGCTGATGCAGTTGGATACTCTTTTATGATTAAAGTTCCCTGTGTTTTCTTGGCAAGATTATTAACCTTACTATCAAACATAGGTTTGGGTAAATCTGTTATATCTTGTATATTGACATTAAGTAGATTAGCGTCAATCCTCTCCGCAATCTTTTCCTCTGCCATTTCGAGAGTGATGTAGAGGACGTTTTTTCCTTGGAGTAAGACACTGCTAGCCAAGTGACACATGAATAAAGACTTTCCAACCCCTGTGCCAGCAAGAGCAATGTTGAGAGTTTTATTCGGTAACCCCCCTTTCGTAATCTTATTGAAGTATTCAAGATCAAAGGGAATGCGATCTTCTTTCTTGTGGTACGATTCAAACCTTTGCTCATAGTCTTGAAGATAGTCGTGTCCTACATGATTATCAAAAGAAACAGAAAGAGCATCAGAGAGAATATTAGGAATAGCATCCCTTCCTTTGGATTCATCTTTTCCATCTGCTAACTGTATTGATTCCATCAGTGCCAAATATATAGCACGATCACGACACCACTTCTCAGTAGAATCTATCAACCATTCCAACTCACCAACTTCATCCTCAAGAGATGAAATGATATCTACTACCTCTTTAAAGTTAGTGTCATTGATATCATTACGTTTCTCTACCTCAATAGAGAGTATCTCCTTGGCTGCTAACTTATTATACTCTTGAATAAAACTAGAAATTTCTTGGAATATAATTTTCTGATTCTGCTCTTCAAAGTATTCATCCTTAATAAAAGGAATTACTTTTCTAGTATACTCTTCATTGTAAATTAAGTTCCTGAGAATTAGTAACTCAATTTTCTCCATAACTAAATTCCTTTTGTGCTATCTCATCAAGAGCTTGCATTACTTCGTCAGTAAAGTAGGTGTCTGGATCTGAAAGGATCTGTTTTGCGTATATCTTTTTGCCTCCAATCTCATATCTTCCTGCGACATTCTTCCAAAGTCCCCCAATCTCACCCAATTCCAATAGACCATAGTAACGGTCAAGACCACGATCATCATAAAATAAACGTATCTCAACAGTTTTATTCTCCTTACTTAAACGTGATTTATGTGTCTTTGCTTTGATAAGGTTTCCAATGATTTCTTTTCCATCCTTTTCTTTTTTCTTGCTAAGATATATGATTGTACTCGCTGCGTACTTGAGGCCGCTGCCTCCACCCATTTCTTTAGTAGGGACGTAGGATCCGATAACATCGTAAGTGTGGTTTGTGACTATAAGTGGAATGTTTGCTTGACCAAGTTTCAAAGTGAGCATTCTAAAAGCACCTTTGACAAGTTGGGATTTGGTCATGTCCCTCACCTGCTTATCATCTAGTGCGTCCCTAATCTCTTTCTCTGTGGAAAGCATACCCAAGGAGTCTAACACAAACATACATGGTTTGCGATCCTCTATGGGCATTTTCATATATTTATCAACTGCTTTCAGTGCCTTGACCCTAAACTCTTCAATGGTTACTACATTAACTACTACGAGTCTATTTAAATCTATGCCACGAGATTCCAATAGGGGTTTATTAACTGCGGCTTCTGTATCAAAATACAAGCAATACCCATCAGGATTAGAGTCAAGAAAATTTTTAACAACAGCGAGAGAGAAGAAAGTTTTTCCAGTGCTAGATTCACCAGCAATAGCAGTAATCTTGTTCCCAGATACCCCACCATATATGCTACCTGATACAAGTCCATTAAAAATGTACGAACCTGTATCAACATATCTTTCAGTGTCTTCAATATCTGATGCCAGTTGGGTATATTCATTACCTATTTCTTTTACAATGTCTTTTAAAAAATCCATATCAACCAAAGAATAATTCCAAATTAACAGTTTTCTCTACATTCCATCCAATAGCATCAAGAATAATCTTAAGTGGTTCTAAGAATGACTTATCAAATTGTAGATCATAATCGACATACTTGTCAAGTCCAAGTTCTCTTGGAAAATCTTGAATGAAAGAAATAATATTCTCATGAATGATGTTAGGTTTCTTTAGATAACAGAACTTAATCTTCTCACCATTCTGAATGAGTGAATATTTATTAGTTAACTTCTTCTCCTTTATATAATGATTGAAAAGGAGAGCACCCCTTGCATGAATAGGAGTTCCCTTAGCATATATTGTAGATGCTGCCTTATACTTTTTAACATCTGATACTGTTCTAGGAAAAGCAATTTCCTCAGGAGGGAGAGACCTGAATTCCTTTCTAGCATCATCAATAAATTTAATAACATCATCTTCTGTACCAGTCATCATAAGTTTAAGAACATCTTTAATCATCTTCCTACATGGAGCAGGTGTGGATGACTTTACTGCTTCAATACCCATCATCTTAAGTTTGGGTTCTTCATATCTGACACCCTCACTATCCCATACATTAAGGATGTATCTCTTCTTAGCAGTCCATATTCCTCTATCAGCTATGTTCTCCCTCTTCATGAACATCTTCTGATCATAGGCATTTAAATACCTGGCCAGTTCTTCGTAAGCACCTTCAATAAAAGGCTCAAATTCATCCTCACACACCTTGTTAAGGAACCCAACAACATTCTTATTAGTTTTCTCTCGTCCTTCGTATACACGCTCAACCAGAGGACCCAAATTAAGGTAGATGGAATCAGTATCTGAAGCAATAACATAGTCAACCTCCTGTGTTTTTAAGATCTTATTGATCTTTTCATTCATTTTGTTTTCTATCCAGCGTATGGATACTTGGCCAGACAAAGTAATGGCTTCTGCATTATCAAGTTTGTAATACCTGAAGTACTGATTACCAATAGCACCATAAGCACTGTTAAGTGAGATCTTCTTTGCCATCTGGATATTGTTACACCTAGCAATCTCCTTCTCAAGTGCCTTGGATGGTGTCTTCTCATACTGTTGTTTTGCCTGTAACATTCTCTTCTTAAAGATGACCCTTTCATTGTACATCTTGTCCATAAGTTCAGGAAGGAACCCACGCACATCCTTCCTATATTGCGCTCCATTTGCACAAACTGCATAATCCCCATCTATCTCAATCTCCTCATTTAAGAACCCTTCAACGCTCGCACTGGAATGTCTAGTCTCCCTGAGGGTCTCTGGGGAAATGTTATATTGCATAATAAGGTGAGGATACAGACTATTGAGATCAAAACTGACCACCCAATCATACTTTCCTGGTTTCGGTTCCTTGACATAAGCACCTGCATACTTTTCGTTTTTTGCTGATCTATTCTTAGGAGGAATAACTATATTCCTCTTCTTTAAATAGTTATAAATTATCGTATCCCACATCCGCACCTGATAGAATACATCATTGTAATTAACTTTAGCATCATATGCCATAGTCAATGCCAACTCAATCAATTTCATCTTGTCTTCCAAACGGTCAACAAGTTCCACGTCAATAATATTATACTCAATAAACTTCTGCCAACCCTTCGTATAGAAATCCTTAAAGGTATCAAACTCACTGTGGTCTAACTTCTTCTGTCCAAGTTCTACACTAGCAATATAATCCAAACGATAAGATTCCTGTGCCTTATAAGTAAACTTCTTATATAAGTCTAAGTAGTCTAACTGTGATACACCACCAATATCATATGAAATATGTGTACGACCCATAATAACAGTTTCTTCCTCGGTTACAAGACCCCAAGGAGACATTCTCTTTTTAAGTTTCTCACCAAGTATTCTATCAATCCTACGACAAAGATATGGAATATCATATAACTTACTATTCCAACCAGTAATAACTTCTGGTGTATTGGACTCAATCATCCACCAGTTAATAAAATCATTTAAGAGTTCATACTCAGTCCTAAATGCCTTATATAAAACATTCTCCTGCTTATTTTTAAAAGGTCCTAGACCCCAAGTTATAATCTGTTTAGTTGT